ATGTCACATCCAATGCAGTGCCTGCAATTGTGGCGTAGAGACTGACACCCACATTAGCGGGGAATCGGTGAAAACCGATAGCCGGTGTAATTGTGCCACTCATGACATCGCCACCAGCGCCACCGTTGCGTAACACCAATGTGCCTATGGTCGTGCTGTTGACGTAGAAACCAATCAACTGACAAGGACCAGGCGTTACTGCGCCTGTTGCGGTGATGTTTTTATATCCACCGACTTCTGCTACTGGCTGGCTCATATTCGTTCCTCTCTATGTTGCATCTCAAAGTCCCACAGCTCATCCAATGTGATGGTTTGCAGGGTCTTGCCCTTGGGCGGTGTCTGATCTTTTGCTTCTTGTCGATAAGCTACTGCCATCATCCGAAAAGCATCGCTCGGGTGACTTGTCCAATCGTGCCTCGGAGTCTGACGAAATGCTTTTTTGTCTTCATCATATTCACGTTGATACTGTCTGAGTGCTTCTAATCCTTCCTCACAGCGTGGATCAAAGTAGCACAGCGGTAAAATCATTCTAACCGCTTGAATGCCATCTTGCACACCGATTTCGGGAACAATTGCAAGTTTGCTGATACCGCCTAAATGTGCCGCCAATTGCTCGACAATCGACTTACCACCACTTGCAAGAGTCTTGGCTCTTGCGTCATGCGGTAGGAAATGGCGGGTGTATCGATAACCCTTAGCTATGACCGCATCGCAGATTTCCTCAATGCTTGCGCCGCTTACAGCGTAATAGTCCATTACCCTGATTTCGCCCCTGACCACCTGATAGAACCAAATCGCGGTGTCGTCCCGATAACCTAAGTCCCATGCGGTAAATACTGGGGATTCTGGCTCAAACGGTAGCTCACAAATCCTGCCCTCAGCATCAGCAAGGCGCATTTCCTGACCAAAGAACGCCCCCAGCAAGGCGGCATCAAAGCTGCACTCGTATTCTTGATCGTACTGGTCTTGGCTTAACTGCGACCGAGCCGCTTGCAATTCTGAGTCTGGCAGTATTTGGGACACGCTTGCTGGTAGCCTTAACAGAAACCAATCAGGCACGTTTTGGCTGACCTTATAAATATCGTGGAACTGATTTTTTCCTTTGGGTGTACCCCCAAAAACAGCCCAGCCAAGGCGGTCACTCAAACACGGTCTGATGATGTTTCCCCATACGCTTGGTCTGAAGTCACCGTATTCGTCCATGTAAACACCATTAAAGCCCATGCCTCGCATTGCGTCAGCGTTGTCTGCCCCGAACAGCATGATCTTTGCGCCGTTCACCAGCTCCACCGCTAAGTCGGCTTCGTTGGTGGTTTTAGTGATTGGTGCTGCGTAGTGTTTAAGGTAATCCCATGCCACTCGTTTAGCCTGGCTTCTGAATGGGGCTATGTAAGCGTATTGCGCTCCCCTGCCGCTTTCGGTAATAGCTCGTTTGATCAGGTCGTTGATTGCCGCCACTGTCTTTCCAGCCCTACGGTGGGCAAGTAGGCATGACCAGCGTTCGGTGCGCTCATGGAATGGCATAAATGCCGCCCGCGGGCTATATGGCAGGATTATTTCCCTGCTGCCCACTTGATCACCAAGTCTTGACCCTCTGCGCCTGTGATTTCTTGCTTAACGGTTTCAGCCCAGCGCATCTGCGTCTTTGTCCACCAAATCAATGCCGTTGTATCGCCGCTGGTGGCTTTAGTAAACAGGGTCTTGGCTATCTGCCCATTGGCTTTGGCTTTGCCCATGTCCAACTCTGTTCGGTAATGCTTGCGTAAGGTCTTGTCATCGATACCAACTAGCACCCCAATGGATTCATGCGGCAAGCCTAATCCACTGCTGGATTCGACCAGTTTGCGGGTTTCGGGCGTTGGCTTATGGTCTTTCATGTTTTATATAGGGGAAGTGTACTTTTAATTGTATTTTAAACCCAATAATTATTGAACGCTTTTAGCGGGTAAAACACTAAAGAATTTCTATATCCGCCTTTTTTTAATGGAACAATTGGTGTTACACCGTGTATATTTCGCCAAGCTGGATATACCAACATGCTGTTATCTCTGCTGTCCATTGTTGCCTCATAATCTGGCACAGTTGTGTTGCCGCCTTTCGCGTGGCTTTTTTTGGCAATGATTACATTTACGCAACCTTCTAAGTTTGCCGCATCCCTATGGAATGGCGCTGAAATGTTAAAGTTAGAAATTGAACTGGTAAACATCCTACCAAAACGGTATTTCGGAGGCACTTTCTCGTTTATTATTTTGATTTGTTTATCAAATATGACGGGAGCTATCTCTTTCACAAGGTTTTCGGCCTCTCTACATGAGAGCAACATGGCTTTGATGAATGTTTCAGCAGTCTTGACCTGATGAACGCTCGAAATCATTGGATATGGGCGTTTCATGTGGGGCTTGGGTGCGCATGAGCCAATGATGGTGCTGAACTGCTTAACCTCTAATTCTGCGTTTTGCAGACCGCTTGAGCGCCTCATCTCAGACTTGGGCACTCTTTCAGACAACAATTCTTGGTTGGCTATCTCAATAAGTTGTTTTAACTTGCCATCTATCTGTTTAATGTAGAACCCAACAATTTCGTCACCATCATAAAAAAGGGAATCTTCTGTGACATTAGGTTCTATGTGGCCACAAATATCCCCGACTTTTACGCCATGCTCGACTTTTTTTAGTTGAATGATGTTCATGAGAAACAGTAAATGTTTGCGCAGGCGGGAAACCAAGACTTCTGCCACACATCATAATCACGGCTTTTGAATTTGCCTGTATTACCTATATCGGGCATGTTTTTGTATGCTTGCATTTGTTTCTCAATGACTTTCCAAAACCGCGACAAACTTGGGTCTATATCAAACGACCACTCGTAAACCAGTTTTTTGAATACTTTATTAGTTGTTTCTAGAATAGGCATCTCTGCGCCCTCTATGTCCATCTTGCAGTAATCGAATTGCTGGGATTCATCATCAAAATTGACGCAGGGTACTTTTAAACCTTTGTTGTTCCATTTCTTAACAATAGAGTTACGCCATACGTTGTTGTTGTTGCCAATGAACAGATAAGTTTCTTTTACATCATTACTCACCAGCGCGGCCTGTTTTATTTCTGCCTGATAGCCATTGAGTTTTAGGTTTTTCTCTATCATTTCGCAGTTATACGGGTCTGGCTCATACACAGTCACTTTAGCGCCTTTCGAGCAGGCCAACAAAGTAAATGCACCAACATTACCGCCACAGTCCATCCAATGTTCACCAGACTCAATCTTTAAGCCTTTTTTTTGATATGTGTCGTTACCTATAACTTCGTTAAATGTTTTGTGGTCAGAAAATCCATCTCGATAATAAAACTTAATGTTTTTTATCTCATCTTTTAGGATTTTCATAACTTTGCTTTTTCAGCCTCAAGTTTGTTTATCAAAAAATCTCCTACGTATAAACCCTTTTCGCGCCAAAACTTGACCAACGCAAAGGCTCGGTCGTAATCTTCTGGCTCAAACTCGATTTGTATCGCTTTACGAACACCATTGGCCATATCGGACATCGTGCCGTCTAAGTCTTCGTCATCGAGGATGTCGTAATCAATAGAATTATTGTCAAGTTCCGAAGGGTCAAAACCCATTAGTTCTAACTCAAACCCGTCAGCCAATATGCTTTCAAGTTCAATCATCAATAGTTCGTTGTCCCAGCCAGCGTTTAAGGCTAACTTGTTGTCGGCAATGATATAAGCTTTCTTTTGGGTTTCAGTCAAGTCTTTAAGCTCTATGGTGGGTACTTCTTTGTAACCTAGCTTCCTTGCCGCTAATAGCCTGCCGTGGCCTGCAATGATGCCGTTAGCCCCATCCACCAATATTGGGTTAGTCCAGCCAAACTCTTTAATGCTTGCCGCTATTTGTGCCACTTGCTCAGCGCTGTGGGTGCGGCTGTTGTTGATGTAGGGTATTAGGCTGTCAACCTTTTTCTGGGTAATTTTCATTCGGTAGGCATTGGATAACGCAATTCCTGCGGGCTTGCAAATGGGCTTTGACCTGCGCCTATGCGTTGTTGGGCATAGTTCTGTGCTTTTCTGTATATCTCGGGTGTTGGCTCTCCACCCATCTTAAGCAAGTCAACCTCTTGCCTTGTAAGGGTTGGCACGATCAATGGGTGGGACACCAGCTTGCCGTCTTGCTCAAAGGCGCTCGAAAACTCAGTCATTGCGCCGCCTTGGTTTACAGGTATCTCGCCAAAGTATCCTTTGCCTTTTAATGTGCCTTGGGACATATCTTGCCCTTGCTCCAAATATCTTGCGCCAGATAAGCCAGGCTCACGGCTAAGGGCTTGTGCTAACAGGCTGTAATCAGGCTTTACTTGGTAATTATCCATCGACCGTCTCCCGCATTTTTATCAAGCCGTTAAGCATTCTGCTTTTAGTATTGTGCCACTGCTTGCTGAAATCACAGTCTTGGTAATAGTCAAACTCGGGTATGCCCAGCGTATAATG